GGTGGTTTTTACTACACCCGTGGAACAGTGCTTCCACCAGAAATTCCAAAGCAAATAGAAATTTAACTTATGGCAACAGCTACTTATAAATTAAAAGATTCCAACGGTCGTGAACTAGCTTCGATCACCAGCGTGCTTGCACCAGTGGCGCTTACTGGTGTATCCGTTTCTTCTACTTCCAATCTCGTGACAGTAGACTCAACAACTGGCTGCTATCCGGGGATGCCGGTGGCGATTCCAAACGTTCCTGCTGGGAGTTTCATTCATGCGGTGAAATCTAGCACAGTGCTGGAGCTTTGGCGCAGTGCCTGGGATACCAGTACGGGCGTGTGGACGACGAGCGCGGCGAATGCCAATGCCACGGCCACGGCCAGCAGCTTGACGGGGCATGCCTATGGTTATCATCCGTCCTGCATCATGGCGCAGACCTATGCCATGGGCATGTGGCGGAACCTGCATGACAGCAATTCCTCGAACGGCACCGCCACCGTGGTGGGTGCCTACGGCGAAAATGTGGCCCATCATACCTATGGGAACGGCGTGGCCATCGTGCCTACTGCTGGCAGCGTATCTACCGGTCTTTACTTGGCGAGCACCGCCGAGCCGCGTCTCTCTGACAGTCTGTCCGCCACTCCGGTAAAACGCCACAATGGCGAGATCTGGGGCGTGCGACCATTTATCCACACTTCTGGCTTCCTTTCCCACGTTTCAGCAAACCCAGAACATCACATTCACCTTTCGGCAATAACCGCTTAAACCTATGGTCGACCCGCAAGTCCAGGAACGATTAGAAAAGCTTCGCCGCTTAAAACAACTCCGTGAAGCCTATGGAGTTGTAGCCTATCGTCCTTCTTCCAAACAAGCCCTTTTCCACGCAGCTGCGGGTCACAAGCACCGCTACCTCCGCACAGGAAATCGCTTTGGAAAGGCATTGGAAAATTCCACCCCAGTTCTTACGCCACTCGGTTGGCAAGAGATCGGTTCACTTATGCCAGGAAGTGTTGTTTTTGATCGTTATGGTCGAGAAACTAAAGTTACAGCTGTGTATCCGCAAGGAGTTAAATCCTTATATACGCTTACTTTTGATGACGGTTTGGAGATTGAGGCCTGTGGAGAACACTTGTGGATTTGCAAATCGCCTAAAGAACGTTGGCACACAGGAAACTGGATTGTAAGGTCAACCAAAGAAATCCTCGACCATGTAGGAGAAGCTCCAAGCCCGAAGCAACGTTACACAATTCCGCTGTGTAACTTTGTGCAGTTTAGTCCAAGAAGCTTGCGGATTGCTCCTTACGTCATGGGCTGTTTGCTCGGTGACGGAAGCTTAAGCAAATCAGGGATTTCTTTAACTTCTTTTGATCAAGAAATTGTTGACCGTTTTGCCCGTGAGCTACCAGCTTGCAGTAAGCTTTCTCCTAAAGGCCGTGAAGGTCAGTATTGTATTGTTGGAGTTGAAACCTGTCCAACAAGCCAAGGCACAATTTCTTCAACAAGTGTGAAAGCAAACCTTGATGCTTTTGGGTTGCTTGGCTGTGATTCTTACAGTAAGTTTATTCCACAGGATTATTTGCTAAACTCTGTGGAAAATCGTATTGCTCTTCTGCAAGGGCTTTTTGACACAGACGGTTCAGTCTATGCCAATGGAAAAGCTATCGAATATGTCAGTTGCTCCGCTCAGTTGATGGGAGGAGTGCAGTTTCTTCTTGGCTCTCTAGGCTTAACCTTCAGCACGGTGCATCGTGTAACGAAAGATAACAACGGAACAGAATGCTATTCCTACAGATTGCTTGTTCACAAAGCGCCTGCTTGGTTGTTTCACTTATCTCGAAAAGCAAACCTCGTAAACACCGAACCAAAAACAGAACGGATCATTTACTCCATCAAACCAAGTGCTCCAAGTGAAGCTACTTGCATCACAGTTGACTCACCTGATCAAAGTTTCTTAACAAAACATTTTATTGTCACACACAACTCCACTTGCGGGGCTGCGGAAGACTGCTCTTTTGCTCTTGGTGCTCGTCTTTGGTGTGCCAAAGATGATCCAGTCCGTCATCTTGGAATACCGAGGAGAGCAACAAAAGGTGTGATTCTTGTGGCGGATTGGGATAAGGCGCGAGAAATTTTCACTAGTCCTGAGACTGGTAAGCTAATGGCAATGTTACCGAAGGACCGAGTGGAGGCTTGTATTAAGAATCAAGCGGGGGAGGTGTCGATTATTAAGGTGAAGAACGTTTGGGGGACAATTTCTACGATCGAACTTGACACTGTGAGGAGCTTTATGGCAAATCCGCTGGGCGGGGAGAGTTCTCAGTGGGACTGGATTCATGTGGATGAGCCGATTCCAGAAGCGATGTGGAAGGCTTACTCGCGCGGATTGATGGATACAAAGGGGAGTTCTTGGTTTACTTGCACACCGATTTCAGAACAGTGGATTAATGAGTTCTTTCTGCCTGTGAAGATGATGAAGAGCTCGTTTGATAGTGGGTTTTCTTGGGAGCAGAAGCCGGAGTGTTGGATTATGACTGGGAGCAGTTATGATAACCCGACGCTGGATAAGGCTGAGGTGGATCTTTATGCGAAGACGCTTTCTGAATCTGAGCGGGCTAGTCGAATTTATGGGTTGCCGAAGAACTCACAAGGGTTGGTTTATCCGGAGTTTGATCAGGAGAAGCATGTTTACACGACGCTTCCGCTTGGGTGGAAAGATTTTGATGAACCGCCGGATAACTACACGGTTAGGGTGTTTATTGATCCACACCCGCGCACTCCTCACGCTGTGCAGTTTTGGGCAACGGCACCAACGGGGCAGTCGTTTATGTATCAAGAGTTGTTCGCTCCGTGTTATATTGAAGACCTCTGCACGCAGATTCACGCGGTGCTTAAGGGCCGCACGCCTTGGCAGATTATCATGGACCCGCTTGGGTTTATTCCAAATCCAATCAACGGGCAGTGCTATGCGGATATTTTTATCTCGCGGGGATTGAATGTGCTTCCCGCGCCGAAGGAACTGTCCACCGGGATTCAGAAAGCCAAGCAGGAACTTGCCAAACCCGGTAACTTGTATTTCAATTCTGCTTGCTCCCGAACTCTGCGAGAATTTTACACCTACTGTTGGGATAAGGGAAAAGAAAAACCAGTTGACAAAGATGACCACATGATGGAATGTTTCTACCGCGCCTGCGTAGTTGGCCTTGATTGGGTTGACTTCAAGCGCGAAGAACTGAAGCAAGAGGCTCTGGCGTATCAAGATAACTGGCTTGACCTTAGCCCGCTTGGATCGAGTTCACTGACTAAACTTGTTGCATGAAACCTAAAGACCTCACATCCCGCCTCAAAGAGGAAATTCCAGACGAAAAGCTGGATGAGCTCTGCTCGTTTCTTGTAAAGAACGTGAACCGCTCGCGTGGCGTGATGGCGTCCCACTATGACTCTTGGGACAAGGCACTTGACACTTATCGTTCTGTCCGCACACCTGACGCTAACGACATCCGTGCCCGCAACAAGCGCGAGCCAGAAAAGATGACTGTGCCGTTGTCTTACGCCCAGGTCAACACTCTTGTCACTTTCCTCTTCCTTGCTTACACTCAAAAGGAATCCATTTTTGAACTCGTCCCCACGGGCCCCGAAGACTATGGCGCTGCCCTTACCGCTTGCCAAGCTGTGATTGATCGGGAAGTTCGGAATACCAATTATCACTCGAAGTTGGTTCAAGCCTTGTTGGATATGGCGAGGTTTAACATTGGAGTGATGAAGACAAGCTGGAGGTTTGAGAGCAAGGAGGTTAAGCGGAAGGCTGAAACAATGGAACTTCCGTTTGATTTGATGGCTGGGATGATGTTGCCGATGGAACAGCCCGCGGAGACGGTGGATGAAGTGGTGGTCTATGATGGAAATGAGGTGGAGGTTATCTCGCCGTATTATTTCTTTTATGATACCCGCCAACCGCTTTCGAGCTGGAAACGTGGGCGGTTTGCTGCGGATGAGACACAGTTTCACTTTCAGGAACTCCGTGCGATGGAGAAGAATGGAGAAGTGTTCGGCACGGAGCATATTACTCCATTTGATGCAAAGGCTTGGCGCACTCGGCAGAATGGCACGCGGTTGAAGGATATTGATCCTCAGATGCAACGGAAAGGTGCTAAGACTGATGATTATATGGTTTGCATTCTTACGGTGCAGGCTAAAGTTACTCCGAAAGACTATGAGCTTTCCGAAAGTGAAGAGGAAGAGATCTGGGTCTTTGGTATTGCTAATGACCAGCGGATTATTTCTGCCCGCCCGTTGAACGCGCCACATAATGAGT